CTAGCCTTCCAAGCTTGTGATGCGGGTTCGATCCCCGCTACCCGCTCCACCGCTAACATACATTGAGGCGTTCAGCGCCTGGCCGGTGGCGAGAGCCAGCATGTTGGCGATACGGCCGGTGGCTTCGACCTCGACGCCACGCCGACCTTCAGCGGGATAGACCGTGACACTGCCAATCAGCGCGCGAAGCTTGGGTATCGCCTCTAGTTGGGCGTGGCCGTTGCCGCTCAATGCTTCAGTCAGCACCACGATCTGGGCGCGATAGTCGTCTGCGATGCCGGGGTGCAGGGTGATCACTGGGCAAGCCTCCAGATCGGCCAGCTGGTGCGCAATGGCGTCGCGGTCGTTCCTTGCTTTCGACAGGATTGCGCGGATCTCGACGAACTCTTCGCCACCGTCGGCAACCGCGTTCACGAGTCGCTCCATTTTCGTGGTGGCTTCGCGGTGGCGGCGTTCCAGCTTGGCGCGCTGTTGCGCAACCTCTTGGGTACGTCGGCGGCGGCTCTCATGATATTCGCGCACATAGGCCGAGACGACATCCGGATGCAGCATGTCGTCGCGCAGGCCGTCCAGCACTTTCTGTTCATAGACATGCGTCTTGATCGTTCGATTGTTGGAGCACCCGCCGCCGTCCCGATGCTTGCCGCATGCCCATTGGTCGCGTCCGATCACGTTCCATCCGCCACCGCAGATGCCGCACCGGCCAATGCCAGAAAGCAAGCGCTTGGGGCGGCGGGCCATTTCGGGCCGGACCGTGCTGTAGGTGTTGCGCAGCTGCTGCACGGTGTCCCACGTCGCATCATCGATGATGCGAAGATCCGGCGCGTCGGCCTCGATCCAGTCGGCTTCAGGATTGGGGCGGATGCGTTCCTTGCGGGTACGCGGGTCGGCGACCTTGCTGGTCCGTTCATGGACGATCTTGCCGACGTATATCCGGTTTTGAAGCATGCCATTCTTGCGCTGGCGGTCACCGGTAATAGTGGAGCTGCGCCATGTGCCACCTGTCGGGCCGGGTATGCCTTCGGCATTCAATCCTGCGGCGATCTGGCGTGCGCTGCGGTGGGAGGCATATTCGCCGAAGATTCGGCGGACGATCTCTGCCTGGTCCGCGTCGATCGCGCGTAGGCCACGCACCAGGTCGCCGCGATCGTCGAGGCGGTTGGCTTTCTTGTAGCCGTAGGCAAGGCCAGCGGGCGATCGGCCGGAACGGACGGTACCGCGTTGGCCGCGCTTTACGTTGAAAGCGATGTCTTTCCGCGCCTGCGAATCGAGGAAGCCCTGCACCCAGCCCTTGATTTCGTCGATCTCGCCCTGGGAAAGGGTGAACAGGCGCGCGCCATAGTAGGACAGGCGTTCACGGATTGCGAAGCCGTCGCCCTGGTGTCGTGCGATACGGCTGGTCGATTCGGCAAGCACCTGATCGACGCCACCCTGTTCGACACGGCCGAGTAGGGCGTTCATTCCGGGGCGCTGATCTTCGCCTATACCTGCGGCGCCGCTGATTTCTGCATCGGTGAAGGTGTCGATAATCTGCCAGCCTTCGGCGGTGGCGCGCTCTCGACACAGCGCGATCTGGTCGGCGATCGACCGGCTATTTTGTAGATCGGTGCTGTATCGGGCGTAGATGATGGTCCGCATGTGCGGGGAATCCTGTCGATCGGGTGCGGCGGTCAAAGTCGCGCGCTTCGTCTGCGCGCGCAAGGGCGCGCACGAAATCTAGCAGCTCGACCGATGGTGGAGGGCGGAAGGGCGCGTTCATGCAGCCTCCGTCTTGTAGGGCGACCAGCCTATCGGGCGGACCCAGCGATAAAGGGCGAACAGGTCGGCGATCTTGTCGAGATTGGCATCGACAGTGTGATCAAGATTGGCGTCCGCCTTGTAGGCGGTGGCCCACGCGTTTCGCGCCATGATCTCTCGTTGCGGCATGCTCCACCATTGCAGTTCGCGCCGAAGGCATGTCGGGTCGCTGGCTTCCAATCCCGCCATCTGTTCGATGTTCGACCAGAGCGCATCGTCATAGCGCGCACGATCGGACGATCCCTCCCCGGCCGCTTCCCAAGCAGCCTTGCGGCGGGCGCGTTCGTCGCGCGCGATCTGGTGCAGCTGTGCAGGGGTGCGGGTCATTTCAGAAATGGACCAATCAGCGCGTCGGTGCGGGGCAGCAGCCAGGACAGCGCGGGGAAGAAGGTGAGCCAGACGGCCGCCAGCGCCACGCCAATCGCAAAGGGCGCGGCTGGCGAGAAGCTGGGGCGGTCCATCAGGCTGCCTTGGCCGGGGCGGCAGTTCGGACGTAGCGGGGGCTGCGGGCGTGGCCTTCGCCGATCCATCCATCTTTGTGCCAGCCCAAGCGACGCATGATGCGGACCAGGTGGCTATTGTCGGTAAAGCGGGGGATGCGGCCGGTCTGGGCATGCTCAATCAACTTGCGGCCCAGCGTATAGAGAGCGACCTCATTGGCGTCGCGCAGCAGCTTCGCGGTGAAGATTGCAATGCGGGTTGTCGCCTCGCTCATGTCCTGCGACGGCAGGATGGCATTGTGATCGGCCTCGACCGGATCGACCAGTTCGTCGATCGGCGCGCGGCGCGTCAATGCGGCCGACGGGCCGCCGCGGGTGATAACGGCTTGATCGCCGACATGCTGGAACACGCGCCAGTGCAGGCCTTGGAACAAGGCGAGACTACCAGGTAGGGGAAATTGAGTACGAAGCTGGAGCATAGATGCCTCCCGTTGATGACGGAGACAGAATTACGATTTCCGTAATTGAACGTCAATACGATTTCCGTAATTTATGCGTTGGCTTTGGTTTTCCACAGGTTTTTAAGATCGGTCAGGTTGATATATGTTCGTTTTTTGTTCTCTATAGGGGGCAATACGAATCAGGAGGCGTGCTTGCAGGAGGTCGTTTGGTATCGGGCAATGTGCTTTGCTACAGCGGTTGGACCGTGGAGGAATTGCAAGCAGAAGATGCGTCGCGATCTTATTTCGCACGGTCTAGGCAGCTACGACGAATGGGGAGCTTTTTACGTCACCGTGCCAGGCGACGTACAGATCCGCCGTGAGAAAGTTCAATCTAGAGCGGCTTGATCCGGGCTTATCGTAATAAGGACGACCCTGCCGACGATCGTGTAATCACGGTCGGTAACTGAGATTAGAGAATGGTCTGGATTTGTCGAACAGGGAACAAGTCGAGCTGGCCCGTCCCGATATTGCTTGAACGTGACCTCGCCATCTGGATTGCGAACGACGTAGAGCCATTTGTCAAATAGATCGGTATCGTCCGGGTCTATGACAATCTCGGCGCCATCCTTAACAATTCGGTCCATTGAGTCGCCGACAACCTTCAGCGCATATGCGTTAGGACGCGTGCCTGGTAGCGCCACTTGAATGTACCTGCTGACATCTCGGACAGCCTCGCGCCAAGGCCCGCCTGGAACCTCGCCCAGCAAGGGAATAGAACTAACTGGCTTTGCGCCATCAGGAATTGCCAGCACTTGGGCGTCGGTGGATATCCCAAGCCATTTCGCCAAAGGCGCTATTTCTTGCGTCTGAATCCGTCGGCCACCTTTCAGCATTTCAGTGACGCGCGCCGGAGCTATGCCCAGATGCTCGGCAACCGCCTTCTGAGTGAACTTGCCGTCGGAAAGCTGCGATCGCAGTTGGGCTATTAATTCTTGAGTAGATATCACCCGCGCACATTGCGAAAATCGTAACTCGCGGTCGATAACGAACATCGTAATTTCCCACTTGCATTGGAATTACGGAAATCGTAATTCAGTCCCATGGAAACGGCATCTGACATCATTGACGCATTGGGCGGCACTAGTGCCGTCGCTCGCGAACTCGACCTCCCACCTTCCACCGTCTCCAGCTGGAAGAGCGGCGACCGCATTCCGAAGTGGAGGAAGCCGGGCGTTCAAGCGATGGCTGATCGCCTCAATATCGATATTTCTCCTGTACCGTCATCGGGAAAAACCCCCTCCGAATCCCCCTCGATCGGGGAGGCTGCATGATGACACCAGTCCTCGAAAAACTCGAAGGGGTGCGTTTTCTGCATTGTGCAGAGCCGACGCCCGGTGCGCAGGTCGATCCTGCTCGCATCCGACTGGTGTTCGGTGGGGAGCCTTCTTTAGCGCGCCCGCTTCCCTCCCGCCTCTATGTGGCGATCCGCAGCGAGGAATGCGGCCGCAAGATCGGTGACCTGCTCCTCGGTGAGGCTGGCGAACAAGGGTACTCGATTGACATTGAATGTCAGGCGACCTTCGAAGGTGGCTCCCCGCTGGGCGATCTGGAAACGAATACCCTCGACGGGGTGAGTGATGTCGCGACCCTGTGCTTCATGCACATCGGAAACTGCCGCGAGCAGTTTGGTGGCGAGTTCCACGGCGGCAGCGGTGCTGATCAGGTGCCCCTCAGTGAGGTCCGGAGTGAGAATGCCAATCTTTCCGTCGTGCCGGACGACGCTGGGGATGAGGTCGTCAGCGAACGCGGTGATCATCAAATAGCCCTTCGTGTGAGTCGTGGTGACCGCACGATAGTCCCCGGCGGACCGGCAACAAGTCCGGTTGTGAATAGCCGTTACCGTTTCGCCGGGGGCAACTGACCATGGCGCGGGGCGATATCAGCAGCGGCGAAAAGGCCCTGGCGCTGGCGACCAAGCGCGCGATCGAGGCGGCAGGCGGGCTTGAGCCATGCACCGACGAAACTATGGTCGGGCGCAGTCAGCTGTCGCGCTGCGGCAGCGTGAATGATCGTGACAGCATCACTATACGCGACGCGGTGACGATCGATCTGCTGGGCCAGCGGATGGAGGGGCATCCCTTCATCGTGCGGGCGCTTTGCCGCCAGCTGGGCGGCGTATTCGTCCAACTGCCTGAGCCGCAGGACGATGCGGACGGCCTGACGCTGACCGTGGTCGAACTGGCCGGTGAACTGGGCGACCTGTCCGACAGCGTGCGGGGCGCCTTGTGCGCGCGCGGTGACGCCGGATCGTCGATATCGCCCAGCGAGAACGACGCGATCCGTGCGGACATTCACGAAATGCAGGAGACGTTGGCGGCCATGGACCGCCGCCTTCAGGCAGCAGCGGAGGGACGATGATGATGGCGGGCGCGCAGCGTACTCCCGATCAAATGAGCCGCTGGGCCGAACGGGCGCTCCCCGGAGAGGATGTGGTCTATTCGACCGGCGTTCGTCCGGCAGAAAAGATCGGTGCCGCCGTCCGCGCGATGCGCGATTCCGGTGTGGTGGCTCTGACATCGAAGCGGCTGAGCGCCGAGCAGGGGGGTGGGTTCCGCTTCATCGCCCAACGGCTGGCCGATCCGCGGCCGTCCCAGCATGTTCGCAAGGCCGCACCGCGCGGCCGCTTCGCACCCGCATCGGACGATGCGAAGCGCACCACGCGCATGGTGCTGCGTCAGCTGGCCCGCGCGGCCAAGCGGGCCGAACCTTGCCCGACCAATGCGGAACTGGCGCGCGCGGTCGGGCTGAAGGACGCGGTGGCGGCCTCCTATCGTGTGCGTCGGCTGGTGAAGGACGGGGCGATCGTCGTCGAAGAACCGTCGCCCCTGGAGCGGCGCGTGGTGACGATCGTCGCCAGTGGCCTGCGCACGCGGAGGGCCAAGCTGTGAGCTTTATCGACATGGAGATTACCCGGCGTCACTTCGCCACCCGCTACGTCAATGTTGGGCGGGCGATGCTGGCCAATCTGGCCGATATGTATGGCGTCGATTTCGACGTCGCCGAGAATTGGGCCGACGCGATCGATCGCGAGGCCATCCCGAATAGCGCCACCCTCGACCCCGAGGATTCCCGTAGCGGCGCTGAACCTCTGGGGGCGGCCTGCACAGCCGCCCCCAGCTTTTCCCATTCCTATCCCGTCGGGTCGCGACGCGGATCGGGCGCGGCGGCGATCCCCCCTGCCGCTGCCGCGCCCGAACAATTTCCCAAAGCATAAGCCGGTCACCGGCGCACAACAGAGAAGGACGTCCCATGCCCAGAGCGAAGAAAGTGGCGCCGGTTGCGCCGGTGATTGATAGTGAAGCCGTCGTTGCGAAAATCAGCGGTATCGACATGATTCCGCTGGGTCGCCTGATGCGCGCGCCGGAAAATGTTCGGCACACCGATAAGGCGGTCGATGTCGAGAGCCTGGCCGACGACATCGCCGCGCACGGTCTGTTGCAGAACCTGATCGGGTATCGGGGCGACACAGATATCGATGCCGCTGCAATCTACATCGTGGGGGGCGGGCGGCGATTGCAGGCATTGGATCTGCTGTATCGTCAGGGTGTCATCGACCATGATTTCCTGGTGCCGGTGCTGCTGCGCGCTGCGACCGATGCGATCGACCTGTCGCTTTCGGAGAACCTGGCGAAGCGCGATATGAACCCTGCCGATGAGTTCCTGGCTTTCGAAGCGCTCATGAAGCCGGGTCTGTTGGCGCCCGCCGATCTGGCAAAGCGGTTCGGTTTTTCCGAACGCTATGTGAAGCAGCGGCTGCGGCTGGCCGCGCTAGCACCGGAAATTCTGGACGCGATGCGGCAGGGCAAGCTGACGATCGATGCCGCCCAAGCCTACGCTTTATCGCAGGATTGCAAGCTACAGCTGAAGGTTTTTGCGGCGGAAGAGAAGAAGGGCAGTTGGGGCCACGGCGTCCAGTCGATCCGGTCTGGCATCATCAATGCTGTTATGACTACTGGCGATCCGCTGTTCAAGTTTGTGGGCAATGCTGCCTATGAAGAGAAGGGTGGCCGGTATGAGGATGACCTTTTCGGTGACGCGGACAATTATAGCGGCCGGAAACTGATCGACCCCGACGTCGTCATAGCTATCGCTTCGTTCCGCGCAGATTTCCAGATGGCGCGTATCCTGAAGGACGCCCAGCGCGATCATCCCGCGACCAGCGATGTCATCCTTGTGCCGGGATTGCGGCTGGGCAAGGTGCCGAAGCCGCCGAAAGGTTATGAAAAGGTCGATCGACCCTATTACCGCACCGACGTGCCAAGCATGCCGGAATTGCGCTCGAAGGCCGATGAAGCCGGTATCGGCATCTGCGGCTACGCCGGGGTCAACCATGAAGGCAAGCTGGTGCTGGACGAAGGTTTCTTCGTGCCGAGCGGCCGCTTGGCCGAACTGATTCCTGCCCGCGAGGAAGCACCGGGGAAGTCTGATCAGGAACGGCAAGCCGAGCGGCGCGCGGCTGCGATCGAGCAATGCCGTTTGTTCCTGGCGGCCGACAAGGTCAATACGGCGATGAAGGATGGCGATGTGACGGGCCGCCGGTTCTGGGGCAGTCTCCGCCCACCGCTCGGCCGGATGTTTGAATATGACGATATCGGACCAGCCTATTCTGTGCAGCAGTCGATTATCGTCACACAGGATGAGGTCGATCGCGTTTCGTTCGAGGATGCCGAAGCTGAATTTGAGCGACAGGAAGCGGCGGCCGTCGCGCAGCGCGAGGCCAAGGAAAAAGCGGATGCCGCCGCCGCCGAGGCCAAGGCCGCGCGCATGGCCGAGATATTGGCGGTGGACCCGGTACCCGCCGTCATTCTTGTCGATGGCATCGCGCATTTCCGTTGGGAAAGCGGCGCTTACAGCGATGAGCGCGAGTTGGACGCGGGTGACGACGTCAATTACGACAGCAGCTTCTATGACGATCTGGAAGAGTTGCTGGAAAGCACAGGCGTTGTCAGCCTGACCTGGGCAACGATCGATGCCTTTGATGCTGATCCGCATACCGACAATGCCGTTGCCCAATTGGAAGAGGTGCAATGAGCGGCGCGCCAAAAGTGCAGCCGCAGCGCGGCCAGCGGCCCAGCCTGGAGTTTCGCCCGATCGCAGATCTGATGATCGACGATAGCTACCAGCGCTCGATCGACACCGGGCCGAGCCAATCGCTGGTCAAGCGGATCGCGCGGGAATGGGATTGGGGCCTGTGCCAGCCTCTGAATGTCGCGCGACGGGAAGACGGCGTGCTGTATGTGATCGACGGCCAGCATCGGCTGGCGGCGGCGCGGGTGCGTGGCGACATTTACGACCTGCCGTGTGTCGTGATCGCATCCGGATCGGCCCATGAAGAGGCCGCATCGTTCGTGGCGCTGAATCAGCAGCGGCGGCCGCTCAGCAAGCTGGATCTGTTCAAGGCGGCGTTGGCGGCTGGTGAAACCGAAGCGTGCGTGATCCAAAGCGCGCTGAACGATGGCGGCATGTCGGTTGCGAAGACATCCAATCCGGATGTCTGGAAGCCGGGGCAGGTGAGCAATATCGGCGGGCTGGAGCATTGTGTGCGCCAGTATGGCGAAAAGATCCTGCGCACTTCGCTCCTGGCGGCGTCGGTTGCCTTCCATGGTCAGGTGCTGCGCTATTTCGGCACGATCTTTCCGGGGGTCGCGGCTGGCGTCGCCACCCATGGCGTGGAGCATGCCGACATGATCGCGACCGTGCTGGGCGGCAATGAACAGACGGATTGGCGCGACGATATCAACCGCGCCAAGGCCGATCACCCCAATCTGAACATGCGCGATGCGGCCGTCCTGGCTGTCGGTCGCGCCATAGCCGAAGCGCTGGAGGGCTGAACCAATGACCGAAGCAACGGACGCAATCGTCCACGCCATGCAGACCAGCCCGGCGCCGGAGGGTGGTTGGACCATGCCCACGCTGCGCCACATGGTTCATTTGTCTGTAGGCAGTTTCGCCGCTGCCGTGATGCAGCTGCGACGTGAAGGGAAGATGCACCCGTATGAATTGTCGCTGAGCCGCGCGATGTGGCCGGTGGACGCAGTACCGGACGAAGCCCCGGCGCCGACGCTAGCGCAAGAGGTTGCGGCCGAGGTCGAACAGACCATGGCACGGCGCGACGCTGCGCGGACGTATAGCCATAGCGGCTATGTCGGGTCGGCACCGTCGGCCGGTGCGCAGGTGCAGGAAAAGGCGCTGGACGGAGCGCCCCAGCTGGCCGCCAGCATCCTGCGCGATCGGTGGGGACCGACGTGGAAACGCCTGTGCCGCCATGCGCAGGAAACCGGGCAAAAGCCGGTGACGGCGATGATCGCCCTGCTCGACAAGGGCCTGGACGCGGAGACGGCTGCATGATGCAGGTTCCCGTCAAGCCGCTGCGCGCAGCGCTGAAGGCGATCAAGGATGTGGTCGAAGCGAGAGCGACGATCCCGATCCTGAGCAATGTTCTGGTGAAGTCCACGCCGGGCCAGATGTTCCTGACCGCCACTGACCTCGACATCATGGTCGAAAAAACGGTTGATCTGGAAGATGCAGGGTCGAACACCGCCATGGATTTCTGTGTCGATGCGGGCACGCTGGCGTCGATCGCGGCGAAGCTGCCAGCGGACGGCGTGGCGACGATCGACACGGACGGCAATCTGGGCATAACGATCAAGTGCGGCCGGGCGCGGTTCAAGCTGCCGACATTGCCCACGGTCGATTTCCCGATGATCGCGGCGCGCGACTGGGATGCGGAATGGGAGCAGGATGCGACCAAGCTGATCGCGATGATCGAAAGCGTGCGCTTTGCTATTTCAACAGAAGAGACGCGCTATTATCTGAACGGGATCTATGTCCATGTGCCGGACGGATCGGCGTGCCAGTTCGCCGCCGCGACCGATGGCAACCGGCTGGCCCGCTTCCACCTGGACGTCGCGGACGGCGCGGAAGCGATGCCAGGCGTGATCCTGCCGCGCAAGGCAGTCAAGGTGCTGGCCGCGCTGCTGGACGAAGAAGGCGGCAAGGTTGGCGTCAGCGTCAGCACGTCAAAGTTCCGGTTCGAAATCGGCAAGACGGTGCTGACGGGCAAGACGATCGACGGGACGTATCCAGACTATACGCGCGTCATCCCCGCCGCCAATCCGCATGCGGCATGGTTCCATCCGAAATCGTTAATCGAGGCGGTCGAGCGGGTGCTGACGATCGCCAGCGACAAGACGCGCCTTATCGCGCTGACCTTTGCCGACGCTGTGCTGACGCTTTCGGTCGCCAGTCCGGAGAATGGCACGGCCAGCGAAGAAGTCCCGGTCGAGTATGACGGTCCGGATCTGAAGATCGGTTTCAATGGCGGCTTCCTGCTGGATGTGCTGCGCCATCTGGTCGGCACAGATGCTGAAGGCGGCCGGGCGCAGGTGATGCTGAACGACGCTGCCGCACCATCGCTCTGGCAGCAAAGCGACGATGCGGCGCGGCTGTACGTCCTCATGCCGATGAGGGTTTAGATGGACAGGCGAGTAATCGTTATGGCTGACGTGCCGATCCCGTACGGTGCGGAGGTGCTTGTGCGTGGTTGCCGCGCCAGCCTAGCACCTCGGGATCTGGTCAACGCGCGTGTGGTCCGCCGACCAATCTGGCTCGGTGAAGAAGAAATCATACCGGCTCGCCGTACGTTTGCGGTTGAAATGTTGGATCGGCCTCGGGATCTGCAAGCATTGGCAGATGGACCGATCATGAATGCGACAGGCCTTTTCCTGCCAGCGGGACGTATCAGCTGGGCCGAGGCTAAGGCTCGTGAAGATTCGGTCATTGTGAGGTGTCCTGTATGACCGGCCTCTTCCCCGAAGCGCCGATCGCGGCGGCGTCTCCCAAGGGCCTGGGCCGGATGATGGCTGGCGGCGCGAAGGTCGAGCGCCAGGGCAATGACTATTATCCCACGCCCGCGACGGTGACGCGCGCTTTCCTGGCGGCTGAGCGGATACATTTGCTCGACGCTGTCGATCTGGAGCATGCGGTCTGGGAACCGTGCGGGCGCGGCGGCGCGATTGCGGCCGAGCTGGAGGCGGCAGGTTTCGCGACGATCGCCACCGACCTGGTTGCAGATCCCGCGCATCGCGTGACGCAACAGAATTTGCTGACATGTCGGCGCGCGATGTCACCGGTGGCTGTCACCAATCCGCCCTTCGCCATTGCGGCCGAGATCATCCGGCACCTGTTGGGCGAACTGGACTGCCAATATGTCGCGCTGCTGCTTAAATCGAGTTTCTGGCATGCCGAGACACGCACCGGGCTGTTCCGTCGTCACAAGCCTGCGCGGATCTACGCGCTGAACTGGCGGCCGGACTTTCTGAGGCTGGGCAATCCGACCATGGACGTGATCTGGGTCGTTTGGGATGCCAATAGCATCGGTCCCTGCCAGTTCGATATTCTGACGCCGTTCCGCGCGCCGGATCTACTCGGCGACGCCAGCCAGTAGGCCAGCATCACCGCATCGCTGTTGTTTTTTAGCCTGATTTTCGGGGTGGGTTTTCGTGTCTCTATCAACCGCGTTCCTGGATGAAATTCGCTCCCGCACCACGCTGTCAGCCCTGATCGGGCGCAGCCTGAAACTGGACAAGGCGGGCAATGAATTCAAAGCCTGTTGCCCGTTCCATGGCGAAAATACGCCTAGCTTCACGGTCAGCGACGACAAAGGGTTCTATCATTGCTTCGGATGCGGCGCGCATGGCGACGCGATCAGGTGGCTGACCGACCATGACGGCATGGACTTCATCGATGCGGTGAAGGATCTGGCCGCGTCGGCCGGGTTGGACATGCCCGCACGATCGGCGGAGGACGTCCAGCGATCGGCCGCGATCGGCAATATCCATGATGTGCTTGCGCGCGCGGCGGATTGGTATGCGGCGGAGCTGGGCGCGACGCCAGCGGCTCAATCTATCCTGCGACATCGGGGGGTGTCGGCCGCATCGATCGAGAAATTCGGATTGGGCATCGCGCCGTCGCGTCGATCGGTGTCGGCCTGCGGTGTACCAGCGCAGATGTTGGAAGCTGCCGGGCTGCTGATCGATACCGACGATGGCTATAGGGATCGGTTTCGGACGCGGATCATGGTGCCTGTCCATGATCCGCGCGGCCGGGCGGTGGGGTTCGGCGCGCGGGCGACGTCTGATCGGCAGGACGCTAAATATCTGAACAGCCCGGCGGCCGATCACTTCGACAAGGGCAGGTTGTTGTTCAACCTGCATCGGGCGGCACCGGCGGCGCGTGTCGCGCGTCGGCTTGTCCTGGTCGAAGGCTATTTTGATGTCATCGCGCTAGATGCGATCGGTATCGAGGAAGTCGCGGCGCCGATGGGCACGGCACTAACACCCGCGCAGCTGATGCGCGCCTGGCGCCTGGTTCATGAGCCTATCCTGTTGATGGATGGCGACGCGGCCGGGCGGAAGGCGGCTTTGCGCGCGTGCGAAACCGCGTTGCCCGGTGTCGGGCCGGGCGGGTCGCTGGCGATCGCCATGTTGCCAGAGGGACTGGACCCAGACGACCTGGCGCGTCGGACTGCCGAAGAAGATGGTGGCCGCGATGGTGTCGAAGCGGTGTTGGCGCAGGCGCAACCGCTGGTCGATTATTATTGGAACGCCATGCTGGCCACGCCCTGGGCGGTGACGCCGGAAGGCAAGGCGACCCTGTGGAAGCGATTGGCTGGCGCGGCCGCCGGTATCGCCGATGGAGAGACGCGGGCGCAGTATCTGAGCGACTGGCGCGCGCGCTTCGACGCCAAGTTCCCCCCGCCCCCGCCGGGGTTGGCAGAAGAGGACATGCTTCCAAATGGAAGTGTGGAGGCATCGCTATCCGATCAGGGGCCGGGGGTGCAGGCGTTGCTGAAGCGGGTCGCTGCGGCATGGTTGTTGCGACAGCTCGATGCGCAAGTGGATACACCCAAGGGCCTGGGTCGCATCGTTTATCGCATAGGGACGCGGGTGTCTGCCGGTTTGATCGAAGAGGGCGACGGCCGCGACATGGTGGCCCAGCTGGGGCGTGATTGTCCCGACGCCAAGGCGGAGGATATCGACAAGTCTTTCGCCGCTGGTGTCGATCGGCCTTATGACATTGGGGGCATGTTGCTCGATATGCGTCTGGCGACATTTCAGCGCACGGACATGGGCAATGCCGAGCGCTGGTTCGCGCGTTTCGGTCGCGACTATCTCTATACGACGGCCAAGGGCTGGCTTGGATGGGACGGTCGCCGATACCGGGTGCTGAATCAGGAAAAGGACGTGACGCCTGCTGAGGTCATGGCGTCGGTGTTTGAGATGGTGCGCGCGATCCAACGGGAAGCCGCCTTCGTTCGCGACACCGGCGTCGACCATCCTGGCGTGATCGTCGATGCTGATAGTCCAATCCGTGAAAAGTCGCATCAGCGCCTGCATGTCGAGACGGGCCAGCATGATGACGGCATGGATAGCGTCGTGGATTACAAGGGCGGCAAGGCCGTCCTGCTATCCGACCTGATCGGGCGTTGGGGCCGCGCTTCGGAGGCATCAGGCCGGATCGGCTGCATCGCCAACCTTGCCAAGCGATGGTGCACGGTCGAGTTGTCGGCGTTCGACACCAATCCGATGATCCTCAATTGTCTGAACGGCACGCTGCATTTCCACCGAGGGCAGGACGGCGAACGCGGTTCGGTCGATCTGCGGCCGCACGATCGCGGCGACATGCTGACCAAGCTGGCCGCCTGCGACTATGATCCGGATGCGGAACGCGCCGAGTGGGACAAGTTCGTCCTGTGGGCGCAGCCGAAGGACGGCCGTCGTCGCTACCTACAGCAATGGATGGGCTATAATCTGACCGGCGATACCGGTGAACAGATCTTCCACATCTGGTGGGGACCGACGGCCGCGAACGGTAAATCGACCTTCGGCAATGCCTGTCGGGATGCGATCGGCGATTATGGCGACATCATCAACGTCGAAACCTTCCTGGACGAGGGAGGCAAGAAGCGCGGGGACGCGGCTACGCCCGACCTGGTGCGGTTGCCGGGCGTGCGCTTCCTGACGTCGGGCGAAGTGCCGGTCGGCGCCAAGATCAATGAAGCGCTGATCAACACGGTCACCGGTGGCGACGGCATGAATGTCCGCGACAATTTTCGGTCCTTCTTCCGGTTCTTCCCGATCTTCAAATGGACGCTGTGGTGCAACGAGATGCCCGCGATCCCGCGCGGCACCGAAGGCATCTGGCGACGGGTGAAGGTGGTCCTGTGGGAATCGCACCTGGAGCCGCATCAGCGCGATCGATCGCTGCCAGACAAGCTGAAGCGGGAACATGCAGGCATATTGGCATGGATGGTCGAGGGCTTGCTCGATTGGATGGACCATGGGTTCATCGAGCCGGAGGACGTCTCTGCGGCGTCGGCCGACTATAAGGACGACAGCGACCCGCTGGCGGGATTCCTGCGCCTATGCACTGAGCCTGATCCGAATGGTCGGGCACAATCATCGCATCTGCACGAATTGTTCAAGGCCTGGGCGAAAGCGACGGGCGGCCCGGAATGGCAACAGCGCGGCTTCACCAGTGCGATGAAAGGGAAGGGGTTCTCCACCAAGCAGTCCAACGGGATGCAGTGGCAGGGCCTCAAGATGACCAAGCAGGTCAGCGACTTCGTGGATACGCACGGCAACGTCGTCACATACCACGACGATCAACCACCCGATCCGGATCAAGACGGCATCGCTCCGCCCGGCGACGACATCGTGCCGGGGTGGAGCTAGAAAAAATACCTTCCAGAATGGAAGGGTCGCGGAAGCATCATTGGAAGGGAAAGCGGCGGATTTGTGCGCCTTTGGAAGGACTGGAAGCAGTTTGAAAACGGCATCGTAGGCGCGGGCGTGTGTGCGCGGGCGTATGTGATGCTAGAATATTCAAATAGCTTCCATTCCTTCCATTCCTTCCAAAATACAGAATTACTTAAGGCTTTTCAGTGGGTTGTTTAGTGGAAGGATTTGGCATGATGGTTCCGGCGATGGAAGGTTCGATTTTCTGGGCCTTTGCCGATGTCGAGGCGCGGTTGGTCGAGGCGATGCAGTTCCAATGGCGGACGGAGAGCGGGACGTGGGGTTTCGCCAGCGATGGTCCGTGGCACTTGATCGTGCGCGACTGGTGGGATTGGGCGGCGCATGAGGATAAGCCGGTGCCGCGCATCCCTCTGTCTCGTGAGCAGCTGGCGCGCATGGAAGAGGCCTCGGCCTGGCTCGCCCATGCGCCTGAGCGCGATCGTAAGCTGGTTGTGCTGGCTGTCACGGCGCTGGCGGCAGGGCGCAAGGTAGTGCCGTGGCGTGCGCTTCGGACCCTGTTGCGGGTCAAGCCGGGTGAGGACGCTCTGCGCAAGCGCTATGCGGTCGCGATCAATGCGATTTGCAAAAGGCTGAATGGCGCAGAAATGCGCGCATAGACACGGCGCAAGGGGTAGAATGTTGCATCATGCTAATAAACAATTTCCGTCTTTTCCCTCAAATCGGGTAGTTGGGAACTACGCTGGTGACGGACCTTTATCCGGGGCAGGCGTGACGCTTCTCTCCACCTACAGCGCCCCGCTTGGCCCTTGCCCAGCGGGGCGCTGTCGTTTCAGATCGTGTGACATGGGACGCTTGGCGAATATCAAACCGGTACTCGGCTCGCTGCGACCGACGATCGGACGCTTGCCTGGTCGCGATGCATACGAGGCCGACAGGCGCGAAGTGACATGGCGTGGATGGTACAAGCTGGCACGGTGGAAACGCCTGCGGCTTGCGATCTTCGAACGCGATCTGTTCACATGCCAGATGGCCGGGTGCGACAGGATCGAAGGCAACACGTCGCTGTTGGTCGCGGACCATAGGGAGCCGCATCGCGGCGACGAACGCCTCTTCTGGGACGAACGCAACCTGCAGACCCTCTGCAAGCCGTGCCACGACGGAGCGAAGCAGCGGGCCGAACGGCAGGAGGCATGACCCCCCCCGGGGGGGGTGAAAACGCGGGAAGGGCTTCGGCCTGGGGACCGCTAACGATCTCACGCAGGGATTTTTTATTTTGGGCGACGTGTTTTTGGACGGATTGACCGACCTGTTCGGTGACCCCGTGCCCGCGTCGCGAGGCAAGAAGGGGCGCCCACCCCATGTGCCAACCGCAGAAAACCGCCGTTTTGTAAGTCTTTCTTTGGCCTGCGGCCATGACGAAGAGGCCATCGCCGCCGCGCTTCGCATCACGACCAAGACGCTGAGCCGCCATTATTTTCACGAGCTTGAAGGCAAGCGATCCGCTCGCCTGCGGCTCGACATGAAGAACATGTCGGCGCTGGTTGCGAAGGTCGACGAAGGGAGCGTCTCCGCGATGGCCCAGCTGGACCGCAAGATCGAGCGGATCAAACAGCAAGAGACAGCCAAGAAATATCAGCAGCGGTCGCCGGACCCTGTGCCCGCACCGACGGGGAAGAAAGATGCAGAGCGGGCGGCGGCTGCGAAGGTTGCCGGGAAATATGCCGCCCCTAGCGCACCGACGATAAACTGATCCGATGCGTCCTACGGAATGGTCCACCGCCTGTCCCGATTGGGAGGAGCGGATCGTCCGTCGCGAAAGCATGGTCCCGGCGCCGCTTTTCCTTGACGAGGCGGCAGCCGCGCTCGACGTCTTTAAGGGCCTGCGCATCGCGGACGTGATCGGGCAACCGACGTTCGGTGAAGCGTGTGAGCCATTTGTATTCGAGTTCGTCGCGGCGATCTTCGGCGCCTATGACGCCAGCAGCGGTCGCCGACTGATCCGTGAGTTCTTCCTGCTAATCAGCAAGAAGAACACAAAATCGACACTGGCTGCCGGGATTATGGTCACCGCGCTGGTGCGCAATTGGCGGCACTATAACGAATTGCTCGTGCTCGCGCCGACGAAAGAGGTTGCGGACAACGTCTTTGATCCTGCCATGGGCATGGTCCGGCTTGACGAAGATCTTTCGACGATCCTCAAGATCGTGGAGTCGGAGCGCACGATCAAGCATTTGGTGACGCATGCCGAGATGAAGGTCGTTGCCGCCGACAGCGGCATCGTCAGCGGGAAGAAGGCCGGTTTCGTTCTGGTCGATGAGTTGTGGAAGTTCGGCAAAGATCCAAAAGCCAGCAACATGCTGCTGGAAGCGACGGGCGGGTTGCTCAGTCGCCCGGAAGGTTTTGTTGCGTTTCTGACCACGCATTCCGACGAAGCGCCCAGGGGCGTGATGAAGGAGAAGCTGGACGTTTATCGCGCCATCCGGGATGGAACGGTTGCCAACCCGCGCAAGCTCGGCCTGCTTTATGAGTTTCCCAAAAAAATGTTGGAGGCCGAGGCATATCTCGATCCCGACAACTTCTACATCACCAACCCTAATCTCGGCCGATCGGTCGATGTAGAAACGATCCTCGAAAAGTTCGATGAGGCCAAGCTAGGTGACCCCGGAGCGCTACAGGCGTTCCTTGCGAAGCACCTTAATGTCGAGATCGGCACGCGGCTCAGTCGGGATCGCTGGACCGGCGCTGAATTTTGGGATGGCGCGATAGATCGGACCATCACGGTCGATGAACTTATCAGGCGTTGCGAAGTGATTGTGGCTGGCGTCGACGGCGGCGGCCTGGACGATCTTCTGGGACTTTGTCTGATCGGCCGCGAAAAAGGCTCCAAGCGCTGGCTAGTATGGTGCCATGCCTGGGCGTGGTCGATCGTCTGGAAGCGTCGTCAGGATATCGTCACCAAGCTCAATGAGTTGATGGCTGAAGGATCGTTGACCCGTTGCGAGATGGTCGATGAGGATCTAGCCGCCGCCGAAATCGGCGCTGAAGAAGTCGAAGAGGGCGAAGTCGAACAGGCCGATTTGACGGAGGATGTTCGTGGTGTCGTGGAAATCCTGGTGAAAGTTCGCGACGCGGGACTATTCCCGGAGGGTGGCGCGATCGGGCTGGACCCGATGGGGGTCGCCGCGATCGTCGATGAGCTTTCGTCGAACGGTTTCGACAGCTCGACCCAATTGATGTCCATCCCCCAGGGCTACAAGCTCAGTGGGGCGGTTAAAGGATCGGCAAGAAAGCTAGCGGCCCGCACTATGCGACATGCTGGCACGGCTTTGATGCAGTGGTGCGTCGGCAATGCGAAAATGGAGCCGCGCGGCACCAGCGCGGTAGCGATCGTGAAATCGTCGCCAGGCGCGAAGATTGATCCGCTCGCGGCAATGTTCAACGCGGTGACGCTCATGACACGAAATCCCGAGGCCGCAGGCGGCTTCATTTATGAAGAAAGGGGCATGTTGGTAATCTGATGCCCAGCCCTGACGACTATATCCGCGCCGCCAATGGTCGGTACAACGCCTCCGATGGCCGCACCGCCATTGCGCCGGTCGCTGGCCGCCCCGCGCCGTCCAACGTGACCGATGGCCGCTTTTTTGGCGATGAGACCTGGACCACGCTGGCATCGGCGATCCCCGTCGAAGCGAACACGGCCGAGACGGCAGCCCGCGTCGCCGCCGTATTCTTCTGTGTGTCGATCATCGCCGAGGCGGTGGGTAGCCTATCGCTTGAGTTTAAGGACAATAACGGCCCTCGGAACGACTTCCCGCTGGCCAATGTGCTGGCCTACGAACCGAACCATCTTCAGACCGGCGCTGAGTTCTGGGCATCTATGGCATTCACCTGTGTTCTTCGCGGTGAAGCATTCGCCGAACCAACGGTAGGCATGGATGGTCTGGAGATCTGGGCGCTCGACCCACTCCGCACTGTCTCCACTTGGGGCGAGCGCAGCCTGACCGTGGACTATCAGCCCGAGCGAGGTTCACGCCGTCGTCTGCTGCCGCAGGAGCTGTTCTGGTTCACTGGCCTTGCTGACGGCGGCTTGCGGCCTCTCACGCCCTGGAAGCAGGCCAAGGGCGCAATCGACTTCCAGCTTGCGCTGGAGGTTGGCGCGCGCGCCTTCTTCCGCAACGATCGCCGTCCCTCGGGCATCGTGACGACCGAAGCGAAACTGACCGATGAATCGGCAGAACGGATCGCGGAAGGCGTAAAGAAGTGGAAACGCGGCGGGACACCCGTGTTCGAACAGGGCCTGACGTATAAACCGGTCGGCGATAGCAACACCGACGCCCAACTGGTCGAACTGTTCAAGCAACGGACCTTGGAGCTGGGGCGGTACTGGCGCATCCCGCGCTCCATGACCGGCGACGAAGGCGGCAACGCTGGCAACAATGAGCAGGACACCCGCTCATTTGTAAATTGGGCCGTTCGTCCGCTCACGCGCCGCATAGAGCAGGCGATCACCGTTCGCTTGCTCCCACCGGACCTCCGTCTTCAGAATGTCCGTGCGAAGTTCAACCTGGACAGCATGCTACGCGGCGATGCGGCCACCCAATGGAAGAACGCCGTGCTGGCGCGCACTGCAGGCATCCTGAGTGTCGATGAAATCCGCACCGACTGGTTCGGGCAGACGCCCGTAGGTGAAGACTGGGCGCGCGATCCTCGCGCGCCGCTCAACAGCAACCGTGCAGCCGACACCGCAACGGGCGGTGAGACTGCCCCACAAGACAAGGTGAACTAGACGATGGACCGGTTCCACGCCCCTTCTGCCCTGTGGGCGATGCATCCCGGCTTCCTTGAAGCCATGCTCAAGAGCGGTTCGATCGACGCGATGCTGCCGGATTCGCTCCGCCAGCTTGCCACGGCCATGAGTAGCGGGCAAACGGCGGCCAAGGCTGCCGACCCGATCCGCGACGGCTCGACGCTGATCATACCGGTGCGCGGTACACTCGCCCCGCAAGGCCTGTATGGCACGACCTATTACAATGTTCTGGCGGACCAGGTCCGCGATGCGGCGGCCGATGATAAGATCGGGGCCATCGTCCTCGCGGTCCGCTCCCCCGGCGGTTATGTGTGGGGCTGCGCGGAGTGCGGAGATGCCATTTTTGAGGCGCGGCAGTCCAAGCCCGTCATCGCCGTGGCCGACCCCTATTGTTTTTCAGCGGCCTATTGGCTCGCGACACAAGCGACCGCCTTCTACTGCACGACAAGTGGCGAAGTTGGCTCAGTCGGCGTCCGTTCGGGTCACACCGACATGTCGGGCTTTGAAAGCAAGATCGGGATGATCACGACCCTGGTCGCATCGCACCCGGACAAGATTGCAGGCCATCCTTATGGCCCGCTTGCGGAGGAAGATCGCGCCGAGATCCAGCAGGGCGTCGATGAATCCAACGGCTTGTTCGCCGCCGCCATTGCGCGTGGTCGCGGCATGAAGACGTCCGATGTTGCTGCGGTGCATGGCACCGGCAAGACATTCTCAGCGCCGCGCGCGCTGGCCAACGGTGCGATCGACGGCGTGAGCACGCTTCGCGACGTGGTCTCCAAATATAATACGGGTCGCGCTCGCCTGTCGCTGATGCGGCGGCAGGCGGCGGCCATGGAAATGGCCCTAGCCATCTAAAGAGATCCTCCTTTCTGGAGGAAAACGGGCGGACCGCTGTGGTTCGCTCGATGCGGGCGCACGCCCACCCACAAACGAAAAGGAAATCCATCATGAACCTTGCGGTTCTGAAAGCGGAGGCGCGTGCGACCGCTCAGCGGCAACAGGCGCGTCTCCAGACGGCGATCGACGAAAATCGCGACTTCACGGCCGAAGAAGAGGCGGCCGACGCCGATGACAAGGCGAAACTGGCGCGCCTGACCGCGCAGATCCAGCGTGCGGAAGCCGCCATGTCCGCCGCTGCGGCTGTCGGTGCGTCGCCCGTCGAAACGCCGCCGTCGCAGGCACCACCCGCTGGCACTGTTCCCGCGCAGCCGCGTGCGGCGCTCGACACCGGCGGTTTCCGCGACCTGGCGGAGTTCGCCGGGGCTGTCCGCTGTGCCAATCCGCAGGCCGGACAGGGTTTTCGGATGGATGATCGCCTGGCTGCGCCCGCGAACGTCCATATAGAAGGCGGCGATGAGATGGGCAGCTATCTGGTGCCGCCTGAGTTCCGCCAGCAAATCACCGATCTCGTGTTCGGCGGCGGCAATGATCCTATCATGGATCTGATCGCGCCGGAGGCAACCGGATCGAACCGGGTTATTGGCCTGGGCGATGAAACCACTCCATGGGGTTCCACCGGCGTCAAAGCCTTCTGGCGCGTGGAAGCCGAGCAGATGCGTCCGACGCGTGCGCAGCTGACGCCCCGTGAAACCAAGCTCAATGAAATCTATGCCTTCGTCCTGGCGAGCGAGGAATTGCTTCAGGATGCGCCCCGCGTCGCGGGGCTGCTGACCAACCACGCATCGGCCGCCATCCGCTGGACGGTCGCCGAGGCCTTCATGTTCGGCGACGGCATCGAAAAGCCGCTGGGCTGGATGGCTTCGCCTGCCGCGATTACCGTGCCGAAGGAAGTCGGCCAAGCCGCCATGTCCTTCACGCGTCGCAACTTCTTCCAGCTCTACTCACGCATGATCATGCCGAGCCAGGCCACTTGGCTGATGAATAGCGAAGCGGTCGAAGCGCTGGCAGACCTCAACGATGAGGCAAAGCGCCCGGTCTGGCTGGAAAATTTCCATGACAGCCCCGGCGGCGCGATTCTTGGCCGTCCCGTCGTGTTCAACGAGCACTCGCCCTCGCTCGGCCAGCGCGGCGATGTCCAGTTCGTCAATCCGAACGGTTACGAGGCCTTCCGTCGCCAGAACGCGGCGACCTTCGCCGAGTCGATCCATCTGTATTTCGATTACGCGCTTACCGCGTACCGCTGGATGTTCCGCATCGGCGGGCAGCCAGTCCTGTCGAAGCCGATCCAGATGCCCAAGAGCAGCCGGACAAAATCCCATTTCGTCACGCTCGCTGAGCGCGCCTGACCTTTCCGAGGAGAAACGACCATGTTTCACAATCTCAACCTGTCGTCGCGGATCGCGCTGCTCGGGGGCATTAGCCCCCGAGCGGCGGCGGTTGGCTCCGTCAGTACGCCGTGGCTGGACATGCAAATGCTGTTCACCGTCATGGCGCTCATCAGCATCGGCGCATTTGGCGCGAACGCTACGATCGACGCCCAGATCGAACAGGCTACCGACGGCAATGGCGCCGACGCGAAGCCTGTGCCCGGCAGTCAGATCACGCAGTTGCTCGCTGTCGGCGGCAACGATCGTCAGGCGCAAATTGACCTTCGGCAGGAGGATTTCGATCGCAACGCAGGCTTCCGCTTTTTTCGTCTGACCGTGACGGTCGGTGGGGCGGGTACCCAATTGGCAGCGCTGATCCTTGGCACGGATTTCCGCGCGGGCAACGGCACCAGCAACGACGCGGCGTCCGTCGCGCAAACGGTCTGAGGAGGCTGCCATGATCGAGTTCCTAGTGGACTATCGAACGGAATCTTTGCCGCCAGAGACCTTCACGAAAGGCGAGCAGGTTTCGCGCGAAGAAACCAGTGAGCGGTATTTCGTGGGTCGGGGCCTTGCCGGTTATGTCATCGACGGCAAGCTGGTCGATGCCAACCATCGACCGATCGTCACCGAGACGGTAGTTGTTGAGGTGGTGCGTCCTGGTGAGCGGCGCGCTGACCTGGCGGTGCGTGCTGGCGAAGTAATGACGGGCCAGCCCCCACGGGCAACGTCTGGTCCGGGTGTGCCATTTGTCGAGGCGGCGACTGGTGACGAAGGCGCTCCCGCCGTCGTGTTGGAAGCCGAAATCGAGCGGCTGAAAGCAGCGTTGGATACCAGCAACGACCTTTTCCGCGACATGAACAATTCGCATGAAGAGACGGCGACTGCACTTCGGGCTGACCTCGACCGGTTGATCAAGGGCCAGGCGGACGCGATGGTAGCGCGCGATCTGGCGGTAAAGGATCTGGGCGACCTTCGCACGCAGCACGATAACATCGTGAACGAGTACAAGGCGGCGCGGGAAGAGCTGGACGCCCGTGGCGATCGTATCGCGGATCTCGAAGCTAAGCTGACACCGGTTATTCAGGCTGGCACCGCTTTGGCCACCGGCGACAAACATGATGAGCAGCCTGCAAAAACCGGTAAGGCAAAGGGCTGATCCATGAGGCGTGTCATCGTCACCGTCCCCCCGGAACGTTTCGTTTCGATCGATGTTGCGAAACGGCATCTTCGGGTGGACGGTGATGATGACGACCTCCTGATTGGCACCTTTATCGACGCGGCGACTGCGCATATTGACGGGCCAGATGGCTGGCTGGGCCGCGCGATCGGCGTCCAGACGCTGGAGGCTGGACTTGACGGGTTTGTTTGTGACCCGATTTCGTTGCCGTATCCGCCCGCGATCTCGATCATCGGCATCGTTTATGACGACGTCAGCGGCATGGAGCGCGTACTTGATCCCGCGACTTACGAGTTTCGCGGCGGTGTCATCGGCTCGGCCTGGGGTAAATCGTGGCCGACCACGCGCGCATACCGTGGGTCAAGCCGATCGGTGCGTGTTACCTATCGCGCAGGATATGAGTCCGTACCCGCGCCGATAGTCGTGGCCATCCTTATGATGGTCGGCGACCTGTATCGATTTCGCACTACCGCATCAGACACAAGCATGGCGACGTCCGCTATCCCGATGTCTGTAGGCGTGGAAACGTTATTGCAGCCATTTCGGGTCTATCGGGCATGACCTTGGATCCGGGCAAGCTGGATCGTCGCGTCACGATATTAGCGACGGCCAAGGATGACGACGGTTTTTCGTCTGAGCCGGGCGTTCCTGCGGAAGTTGGCAAGCGCTGGATGTCGCGCGTCGATGCGAGCGACGGTGAAAGGATGCGGGCGGCGAGCTTCGGCACCAAGATTACAAGTCGGTTTGTCTGCCGCTATGACACGCTGACGGCGACGATCCGCGCTGATACCTTCTCGTTTGTTTGCGATGATCTGACATATAATGTCACCGGGGTGAAAGAGATCGGCCGCCGCGAAGGTCTCGAAATCACTACGGCGTGCGACCTGCTCCAGTTACTGCCCCAATCGTGAAATCGGGGTTTCGAATCGAGGGCTTCGAGGATGCCGATCGCAATCTCACCCGGCTGAGCGACATGACCGATGCTGACCAGCTCAAAGCGATTGGCATCAATGCGTTGCAGCCCGTGGCCGATACGGCAAAGGCGCTGGTGCGCCGCCGGACCGGAGCGTTGGCAAATTCGATCCATGCCGGGGACCAACTGAGCCGCGCCCAAGCGGCGCGGCATGCGCCGGAACCCGGTACGGTCGAGATCTATGTTGGGCCGGGTCCGCTCCCGCAGGCCATCACCGAAGAATTCGGCACCGTGTATGAGGGTGCGCATCCATTCCTGCGGCCGTCCTGGGATGGCCGGTTGCGGGAGGTGCAGAGCCGCCTTCGCGCCGCGCTTGGCGACCGCTTGACGCGTATCCTGAGAGGCTAGGCTCATGGAAGAAGAATTTCGTGCAGCGCTGCTCGCAAATGCGGGTTTGGCGGCCCTGGTCGGCGCCCGCATCGAATGGGGACTACGGCCACCGCAAAGCCCGTCGGTGCGGCTTCAGGTCATCAGTGGCGTCCGTTTCTACACCCATGCCGGGCGCGACGGGATGACACCCTATCTGGTGCAGGCTGACTGTTTTGGCGGTCGGTATGGCGATGCAAAAAGGGTCGCGCGCGCGGTGGAGGCCGCTGGCGAAGCACTTGGCCTGCCTCACTTTGATTCCTGCTTTGTCGAAAACGAGCGCGACGACCAGGACGTGGATGCGGCCAACAAGCCGATCCATCGCACTTCGCTCGATCTGCGCCTCTGGCACCACGCATCTTAACCTTCAGGAGAATAACCCATGGCAGGTACTAGCCAGGCGATGACGGGTCTTGGGATCAAGATCCGCGTCAAGGTTCCGCCCGCTTCCGTCTTCTCGGAAATCGGCGAACCCTTCGAAATCACGCCGCCCCAGCAGCTGGACGACGAAATTGAGGTCACGCATTTCGGCTCGCCCGACGGTGTGAAGGAATATATTGGCGGCCTCACTGATCCAGGCGAGTGCTCATTCACGGTCAACTATGTGCCGGGCGGTCCGACCGAAACGCTCATCCTTGCTGCCAAGGCGTATCGTCGTCCCGTACCGTTCGAATTCGAATGGCCCAACGGCGCGGTCTGGGCCTTCGACCTGCTGGTGCGCGGGTTCCAGCCCACAGCGCCTCTGAACGACCGTCTGACCGCTCAGGTTACCGGACGGTGCAGCGGGTCGATCGTTCGCGAACCGGCGGGGGGTTAAGTCATGGCCAATGCGGTAAAGGGGGAAGTTTCCTTCAAGATCGAAGGGCAGGAATTTATCCTGCTCTACGATTTCAATGCGCTCTGCACGATCGAGAATGATCTGGGCGTTGACGTCGCTGAAGTGGGCGACAAGCTGGCCAGTCCGACCCTGATCCGGTCAATCTTCCGTGTAGGTTTAGAAGCCAAACACGGCCTGATGTCGGATCTGGAAGCTGGCAACATGATCCATCGGCTTGGCGTGCAGCCTGCGGCCCAGATTATTGCCCAGGCATTCCAGGCGGCGTTCCCTGCGCCCGACGCGAGCGCGGAGGGAAAGGCGCCGACGCCGAAGAAGACTGGAACTGGGAAAGGGCGCTGACCATCTGGACCGAGCTTGGTCTCGGTCCAGATGCCGACAGCTTTTTTCGCAGCACCCCGCGCCTGATGAGCATCCTGGTCGATGGCAAACGCCGCGCCGCCGAGAATGACCATCAGGACCGGGCATGGATTGCATGGACGACGGCCGCCCTCCAGCGAGCCAAAGCCATGCCTGCGCTGAAGGACGTCGCGGGTCCGCGTCGTAGCGAAAAGAAAAAGCGTCCGATGACCGCCGACCAGCTTTTGGTCATGGCGCGCCTCTGGACCGCCGCCGCACCGATAAAAGGGTAAAGTTGATGAGCAGTCCCGCCGTCATTGGCGCTCTTCGGGGTGTCCTCGTCCTCGACACCAATGATTGGGCGCCTGCCGTCAGCAAGGCGCGCGGCGATCTTGCCGGTCTCAAGGGATCCTTTGAGCAGCTGGGGTCGGCCCTAGATGACATGACCCGCAAGATGCGGATCGTCGGCGTCAGCATGACGGCGGGCCTGACTGTGCCATTAGGCGCGCTGGCGGCGGCCTCGAACAAAACCGCCAGCACGTTCGAAGCATCGATGAAGCGTGTCGAAGCCGCCCTTCAGGGTGTCACTGGCAAAGAGCTCAAGCAGCTGTCCGATCAGGCGAAATCGCTCGGTCCGGCGGTAGGCAAAGGTGCCACCGACGCGGCGGATGGTATCGAAGCGCTCGGGCTGGCCGGTGTGGCGACGTCCGACATTCTGGGCGGTGCGCTCAAAGCAACTCTCGATCTTGCCGCCGCCGGGATGGTGAACGTCACGCCCGCTGCTAGCCTGGTCACCGATGTGATGGGCCAGTTCAAAGCGACGACAGCGGAATTGCCTGCCGTCGTCAATGACGTGGTGGGCGCGCTCGACGCGTCGAAGTTCGGCTTTGAGGATTTCCAGCTTGCTGTGGCGCAGGGCGGCGGCGTTGCGGCGGCAGCCGGTATCAGCTTCCGCGATTTTGCGACGGCGGTGGCCGCCACCAGCACGCAATTTAGCAGCGGCTCCGATGCTGGCACCAGCTTCAAGACCTATATTCAAAGCCTTGTGCCGGTGTCGAGGGAGGCCGATCATGCGATGAAGCTGCTCGGTATAGAATTTTTCGATCTAAAAACCGGGCGCATGAAGCCGTTAGCCGAACAGGCCGAGATCCTGCGCAAGGCGCTGGGCAATCTGTCGGATAAATCGAAGACCGAAGCCCTCAAGACCATATTTGGCTCTGACGCATCGCGCACCGCGATCGCCTTGATGGAAAAGGGACGGCAGGGCATCCTTGACGTCCAGAACGAGATCATGCGCGGTGACGTCGGCGCGAAGATCGACAAGCGCCTGGAGGGCGAAGCGGCGGCTACTCAGCGCGTGGCCAATGCCTTCGAAAGCGTGAAGATCGCCATCGGCGAAGCCGGTCTGACCGCACTCATCACATCGGTGAAGACAGCTTTTGCCGAGATGCTGGAGTCCATCGCCCGCGCCAACCCGGCTCTCTTGAAAGTTGGCGTCATTATCGGGGCGCTGGTTGCCGCGCTAGGGCCGCTCGTCGCCGTCTTGGGCCTTGTGGCAAAGGTGGTACTGGTCCGGCTTGCCAAATCGTTCGGCATGATCGGGCGCGCCATATCGTTCATTGTAGCCCCGGCTGAGGCCTTGCTCTCGACCTTGCTGGAATTTGGCGCCGCCCGCGCGTTGACCGCTGGTTTGGGCATGGCTGCGCGGGCCTTCCTTGGTCTGACTGGTCCGATAGGCTGGGCGATTGGCGCGTTCCTCCTGTTCAAAGACAGTGTCGTTCCTGCCCTTCAGCGGGTGTGGGATATCGCGACGCAGGTTCTAGGCCCGCCCCTTGCGGCACTGTTCGCCCAGGTCGGCAGCGTGGTCGCCAATGTCGTGAACGGCCCGATCGGCTCTGCTTTCGGCGGGTTGATGTCGCTTCTTGGCGGCGTCCTCGACGTCGTTGGCACTATCGTCGCCGGATTGATCGAACTATTGGGTGTTACCTTGGTTGCCACCATCAACGTCGCTGTCACCGCCATCAGCGGAATCGTGTCCGTCATCGACAATGTGGTTCAGGCTGTTGCCGCCCTGCTATCTGGCGATTTCGCCGGGGCATGGACGGCAGCAGCGGCGGCGGTCGATGCTGCGCTACAGACCATCATCAAAGTTGCTGACGCAGTCTTGCCTGGAATCGGTGGGGCGTTGCAGGCGGTCTATGACAGCGCCAAGGCCTGGTTGGTCGATGCGTTCGGGAGCGTTGCCGATGGTTTCACGTCCCTTGTCGCTGGCGCGGTCAATTGGGTCGCCTCCGCTTTCCCCAACGTCACTGCCGCCGCGAAGGGCGTCTATGAAGGCGTGAAGGGCTGGCTGGTCGACAAGTTCGGCGGGCTGATGACCTGGATCGGAAACGCGGCGAAGTGGATCGGCGACAAGTACGCGGCGCTGAAGGAGCGTCTGGGCCTTGGCGGTGCCAAACCGGATCAATCCGGCGGCGCACCGGCGGCTCCGGCGCCCGTGGCCGCACCCAAGTCGGCGGCGGGCGCTGGTCGTACCGTCAATTTTGATGAGGCGGGCAAAGCCAAAAGGGGCGGCGGCGGTAAGGGGCGCAACACCCAGTATGACGCCGATAATCGTCAGCAAATCAAGATGCAGGCCGAACTGGAGGCGGCGCGGTTGCGGGGCGATCACGCGGCCGAACAGCGCATGCAGGATCAACTAGCCCTGTCTCGGCAGATCGAAGCGTATCAGCGGACCGGCATGTCGCTCGACCAGGCCAAGATTGCGGCCAACCGCGATATGAACCTGTTGCAGTCGGCGCGGACGGCGGCGGTCGCAAAGGAGTTGGCCGCCGAGCGCTTGTCGGTGTCGATCGAGGTCGCGCGCCTTGGTCGTGATCAGGCGCTGGTAGACAGCCTGGAGCGTCAGGAAGAGCTGAAGCGGCGCATCGCCTACTATTATGAGCAGACGAAAAATCTGGCCGAAGCGACGCGACTGGCGGAATCCGATCAGTTCCGAATGGATGAAGCGCGTGCGGCTGTTCGCGCGCGGTGGATCGCCGATGACAAGGCCGACCGGGCTTTGCGGATGGCGCAGGATCGCGGTGATAGCGAAGTCAAGATCAAAGCCCTTCAGCGTGAGATCGATATCCGCTCGCGTGCGCGCGAGCTTGAGGAAAGCAGGTCGATCGATCGCGATGCTGCTGTCGCCCAGGCCGCGACCGAATGGGACCAGGAAGACCGTGCCCGCATGGTTGGCAATGTTCGAGCGACATTCAAGGATGGCATCCGTTCCGCGTTGGACGGGAACATCGGCGACTGGTTCAAAAACTGGTGGCGGGACCGGATTGCCCGCGGGATGGAAGAGGCGATCAATTCGCTCGCCGACTTGGTGATGAAGCTGTTCTCCAATATCGGGCGGGGCGGATCGTCGGGCGGCGGCAAAGGTCTGTTCGGCAGCATCCTCGGCGCGGTGGGCGGTCTCTTCGGCGGCGGGAATGCCATCGCCGGATCGCTGGAGGCCGCATATAGCAATGTCGGTTCACTGGCAGTCAACTTGAAGCCCGGTTTGCTGGATGTCGCCTCCGTTCCAGCCTTCAACACGGGCGGATCGTTCAAGGTCGGCGGCATGTCGGGCGTCGATGCCAACGTCGTGTCCATGCGTCTGACGAAGGGCGAGATGGTCGACATCCGCAAGCCAGGCAACGACAATAGTGGAACGGCTCGCGTCGAGGTGGTGCCGTCACCCTATTTCGATGCCGTGGTCGACGGCCGTGCGGCAAGCGTGGCAGCACCTATGTCGGTCGCATCCGGCCTGCAAGCGCGGTCTGCCGCAGGCAGTGACGCTACCCGCTCCGCCCGCCGCCGCATTCCCGGAAGGTAATCATGACAGTCATTGTTATGCCCGATTGGGTGGTACCGAACGGTGCCACGCCTTTCCTCCGCGACTTCGGCACTGTGCTGACGCCCTTTCTTGGCGGCCCCGAACAGCGCATCAATCGTCTGGGTACGCGGTTTGGCGTTCGTTTAACTCTCCCACCTGCTCAAACGCGTGGCGAAGCCCTGATTATCCAGTCCCGCCTGTTGCGCGCGCGGGAAGATCGCCTGCGGATGGTATTTCCGCAGCCAGATTTTGACACCGGCGCACCAGGTGCGGCACGCGTCGCCGCAGCGATCGTTTCCGGCACCGCAGTACCGCTCAAAGGTATGACGGCGGGCTACCAAGCGAAGGAAGGGCAATTCCTGTCCATCGTCCACGCCGCGCGCCGCTACCTTCATATTTTCGCGGCGGACGGCACCGTGGGCGGCGATGGCACGCTCAATGCGAACATCTGGCCAATGCTGCGGACCAACCTGTCGAACAATGACATTGTGGAGATCGCGCCGCCGATGATCGAAGGACTTGTGTCGCCGGGTGAAGAATTGTCCTGGCAGATCAGCGTCGATCGGCTCGCCAGCTTCAGCTTTACCCTGTCGGAAGGTGCATGATGGACGCTGCGCTCAAAAACGCGCTCGCTGCGCCCGCGCCCCTTCTGTTCGGTGCGCTGAAGATCGAATTGCCGGATTATACCCTGCGGCTGCTCGATGGGTCCGCCGTGTTGCAGATTGGGTCGGAGATCTATCGGGGACAGGACAGTACGTTTGGGACGATCGCAGCCTTGTCGGAAATGGATGAGGACATGGAGGACAGCGCGCCGGAGGTCACGGTGACGCTGTTCCCGCCGGACGTCAGCGCCGCTGCCGTTCTGTCGCACCCTAACATGCAGGGCAGCGTCGCCACGATCATGGTGGGCGCGGTGAACAGTGCGAGCGGAGCCGTCATCGGGACGCCGGAAATCCTGTTCCTGGGCGAGATTGACGTGCCGGTGATCGGCGTCAGCGAACGAGGCGAGCGCACGGTCGAGTTCTCGATCGTCAGTGTGTTCGAACGGCTGTTTGAGGTCGAGGAAGGCCAGCGCGCCTCCAACGGCTGGCATCAATCAATCTGGCCAGGGGAACTGGGGCTTGAATATATGACCGGGACTGACGTCAATCTCTACTGGGGCGTGAAGCCGCCCAAGGGCCGCATGACGTCGCGCACGGGTATCTCTGGTGCTGTCGCAGCAGTCCAGTCATGGAATCAGGCGCGATGACGCCGCTGGAACGACGCCACGCCGCGATCGAGGCGACGATGGCGCGCTATCGCGGCCGTCCGTTCGCCTGGGGGAAGGTCGATTGCGCGAAGGTCGCAGCGTTTCACCTTAAGAAGCTCGGCTATCCTGTCCGCATCAGCAAGGCGGGCGCCTATGGGTCGGCGCTGACCGCGCGCCGGGCAATCGCGCGCATGGGTTTCGATGGACTGCCTGCCCTGGTCGATAGCCTCGGCCTTTCCCGTATTCCCTATTCGCGACTGCTGCTGGGCGACATCATCATGAATGAGGGGCACGCCGGGATCGACGCGATCGGGATCTATGCCGGGAACAACCATGTGCTGGGCTTCCATGAAGACCATCTGGATCAAGGCCTGGTCGCCATAGACGTGAAGCCAGATATCGCCTGGAGCGTCCTCTAATGTCCGGCTTCATGCGCAAGGCCGCGCTGGTGGTCGGCGCGGTGGCGCTGGTCGCTACCACGGCAGGCCTTGCCGCGCCTGCCGTCGCCGCAACCGCCACGACGGCAGCGACCGCCGGCGGTGTTGCGGGCGTATCGGCATCCACGCTCGCCGCGATCGGCACATATGGCGGCCTAGCCGCCGGTGTCCTGTCCGCCGTGTCAGCTGCAACTGCGCCGGGCATGTCCAATCAGGGCAGCGCCACGTCTTTCCAGACGAACCCGCAAAGCGGTCTGCCCTATGCCATGGGCCGGACGCGCATGTCGGGCCTGCGCTTCTTCGCCGACACCAACACGCGGCCGGGCTACACCAAGTTCAATGACCTGCTATGGTTTGGCGCATTGCTCAGCATCGGCGGCCAGATCGAGCAGCTCGAGCGGTTCACTATCGATAACGAGGTGGTGACGTTCGACGGCAGCGGCAACGCCGTCGGCAACTATCGCGACTATCAGGGGCAGAAGCTCCACATGGGCGGACCGCAGGCCAGCGCGCTGGCGCTGACGCTGGGCGGTGGGGCTGCGCCCGGCTGGACGGCCCAACACCGGCTTTCGGGCATCACCCACGCCATGTGGGCGCTGCGCTACAACAAAGAGGGTGAGATGTATGGCGCGGGCGCGCCGGAACCCGCATGGATCGGCAAATGGGTCCGCGTCTATGATCCGCGCCTCGACAGCACCTATCCCGGTGGCTCCGGTCCGTGCCGCGCGCTCAACGAGGCGACCTATGTATGGTCGCAGAATCCGGGTCTTCACGCCCTGACCTGGGCGCTGGGCCGCTGGCAGAATGGCAAGCGGACCTGTGGGATCGGCGCGCCGGTGCCGACAATCCGCATCGGCGATTTTGTCGAGTGCGCGAACGTCTGCGATGCGAACGCCTGGAAGGTCGGCGGGGTCGAATGGACGACGGATAGCAAGTGGGACACGCTCAAGCGGATCCTGCAAGCCGGTGGCGCACGGCCGACGAAGACCGGAGCCATGATCGGCTGCATGGTGTCGACGCCGCGCACCGCCATCGCCACTATCGAAAGCCGCCATCTACTTGGCAGCCTGTCGATCGCCGCCACCAAGAGCCGCCGCGATCGGTTCAACAGCGTCATTCCACGCTATGTGGACGAAGACAGCGATTGGTCGGTCATCTCCGGTACCGCGATCACGGTTCCCGAATATGTCACGGCCGATAAAGGCCAGCGCACCAAAGAAATCGACTATCCGCTGGTGCAGGTCTTTTCCGGCGAGACGGCGATGCAGCCGGGCCAACTCGCGGCCTACGACATCGTCAACAGCCGCGAAGCCGGTCCGATCACTTTCACAACGGGGCCAGAATGGATCGGCCTCAAGACTGGCGACGTCGTCCTGCTCAACGTACCGGAAGAGGGACTGGCCAATCAGCCGATCCTTATTACTCGGCGCGCGCCAGATCCGGCGACCGGCAAGGTGTCTTTCTCGGCGCAGACGGAAACCTATTCCAAGCATGCCTATGCGCTGGGCCAATCCACCACGCCGCCAGCGCCCTTCAGTCTTACGCCGCCTGACCTGAAGCCGCCCGCGCCGATCACCACCAGCTGGGCCGCGACCGGCACCACCACCGGTGAAGGCCTGCCCGCGATCGTCGTTGTCGGTGAAAGCGACATGCCCAGCGCCGACGCGGTGCTGATTGACTATCGCAAGGTCGGGGAAGGCGATTGGAACCGTGCCGCGATCGTGTCGGCCAATGCACCTGTGCAGCATGTGATTGCTCCGCTCGAAAGCGAGACGGGATATCAGGTCCGCATAGGTTACCGCGTCGAGCAGATCGACGGTGACTTCATAATTCTGTCGGCCGTCACAGGCGTCGGCAAGCTCTCGGGTATCGAGGACGGTGCGAACGTAGGCGGCACGATCGGCGTGGATATCGAGATCCCGGAGATCCCCGGCATACCCGCACCGCCCGGCCTGCTGCGGAACGACCTTCTGTCGCTGGCCGCCGACGGCGTTCTTCAATATCAACCCTATCCCGATAATGCCGACATCAAAGTAGCGCTCGGACAGGTCGCGGTGCCTGATGTAGCCGGGCAACTGGCGTTGCAGCCGGACGGCACTCTCCAGTTCGAAACTGCCGATGGCGCGGTAGCGGTGCTGGGCCGCATCCGCCTGCCCGACATCGGCGCTGCCAGCGACGCGTCACGTCGCACGCTGGAAAGCGCTATGGACCAGATCAGCGCCACCGTTGCGCGGGTCGCCAGTGAAGCGAACAGGACGCGCGAGACATTCCGCGATGCGGGCTTCTACGTCGATCCGGCCTCCGGCGAGGTGCGCATCAGCGCCGTCGATCAAACGCGCGAACAGGTCAGCGAAGCCTATATCCGTCTCAGTGCGGCCGAAAGCCTGATTTCCCTGAGTGCCACCCGGACCTACGTCAATAACGCGATTGCCAGTGCCGTTCTCGATCCAAGCCAGGTGCCAATCTTTGAGGGTTTGGAGGTGCGGATCACCTCGGCCGAAGTGCGGCTGGACGGCGCCGACGCGGCTCTGGCCCTCAAAGCCGAAGCCGTAGAGGTCTCCGATCTTTCAGCGCGTGTGACCACCGCCCAGGAATCGATCGACGCTCTGGCTGGGCAGATCAGCCTCAAGGTCGATAGCGTTGATTTTAATGCTGTCGTAGCGCGCGTCGCCTCGGCCGAGCAAGTGATCGAGGCGCTGGGCGACACAGCGTCCATCACCCAGGCGTTGACGGCGGTGCGGATGCTGCCGGACGCGACGGCTGACGCACAGGAAAGCGCGCTGCGTGCCATTCTGGCAGGCGATGCGGCGCGGCGATATCAGGTCGCATCGCTCGCATCGGCGCGCACCGAACTGACGGCCAAAATCAATGAGGACGGGAGCGCCCAGGCACGCGCGCGTGACGAGCTGGCGGTGCGCGTCGGCGCCGCTGAGGCCTATGCGCTTCAGGAGACGCAGGTCAGGGCAAGCGAGACGCAGGCCCTGACCATACAGGTGAGCCAGCTGTCCGCTCAGTTCAATGACAGCCGCGCCACCTTCACGGCCCAGATCGCTACCCTCGCTTCCGAAACCGAAGCGCTTGCCGCCCGTTCGCAGGCGCTGGAAGCCGGTGTCGGCGAAAACACTGCAGCGATCGAGGAAGAGCAGGCCGCGCGCATTGCGGAAGACGGGACTATCCGCGCCAGCGCGACCGAGGCAGTAACGGCGGCTCGCGGACTGACCGGTCGTGTCGATACGATGCTGGATCTGGTGATCCGCGAACTGCTGCAGGGCGATGCTCGCTCACGCCAGCTATCCGGCGCGCTTGCCGCCGCCCGGCAGGAGATCACGGCCAAGATCAACGGTGATGTCGAGGCGGTCGTCGCGCGCGTCAGCCTGTTGCTGGCGCGAATGGGCGCGGCCGAGGCGGCGATCGTGATTGAGGAAATCGCGCGCGCCACCCAGTATGAGGCAGTCGCCCGGCAAATCACCACATTGTCGGCAACTATCGACGGCGCCAACGCGACCTTCACCCAACAGATCGGCGCGCTGGTAACCGGCGCTCTAGCCGCGACGCTGCGCATGGACGCCATGCAGAGTGCGATCGGCAATAACGCCGGCGCTATCGAGAATGAAGCATCTACCCGCGCAGACGCTGACGGGCGGATCGAGGCGGCGGCGCGTCAGACGGTCGCGGCGGTGCGCGGTGTCGATGGAAGCGCGGCGGCGGCGGCGGAGCAGGCATTGCGGGCGCTGCTGACCGGCGATGCTGCAAAGCGTGATGCCAAGGGGGCCATAGCTGCAGCCCGGCAGGAAGTGACCGCCAGGGTCACCGCAGACATGGAGGTGATGGTCCAGCGCGTTACCGTGCTGCTCGCCCGTCTCGGCCTGGCGGAAGCGTCTATCGCACTGGAACAGTTCACCACCGCCACGGCGCTTGCCGCCATCGCCAAACAGATCGAAACGCTCAGTGCGTCGATCGACGGCGTTCGCGCAACGGTGACGGCGGAAACGCTTGCACGCGCGGACCAGGACACCGCGCTCGCTCAACAAATCACCGAGTTAAGCGCTCAGGTCACTGACGAGTTATCGGATTTGACTGCCACGATCACGCAGGCCGGACAGGCCAGCGTTGATCGGGACAATGCGTTGGCTTTCACGATCGAAGAACTGCGCGCCGAAAAGAATGAAGGCGACGCGGCGCTTGTTGCTCAGGCGACCACCGATCGCCAGGCGCGGATCGATGGTGACGACGTGCTGGCGTCCAGCATCGACACACTCCGAGCGGAGAAGGACGACGACGTCGCTGGCGTTATTGCCGAGGTGAACACGGAGCGACAAGCGCGTATTGACGGCAATCTCGCCATTGCCGCGTCGGTCGAAGAGCTGCGGGCCAAAAAGGACGCTGACGACGAAGCTATCAAGGCGCAGGCCAGTCTTGAGAGGCAGGCGCGGATAGATGGCGACATGGCCATTGCATCTAGCGTCGATGCGCTCCGGGTCGAGAAGAACGACGACATCGGAGATGTACGGGCAGAGGTCACCGAAGAGAGGCAGGCGCGGATAGACAAAGACGCGGTCGTCGCTGCCAGCGTGGAAAGTCTGCGCGCGGAAAAGAACAATGACCTTGGCGAGCTGTCTGCTGAGCTGTCAGACGAACGGCAGGCGCGCATTGATGAAGATGGGGCATTAGCGGCTGACGTCGATACCGTCCGTGCGACCGTTAACGGCCATACAGCCGAGATCACCGAGCAGCGGGCAGTGCTGGTAGATCTTGAAGGACGCACCGCCATTAGCTTCAAGATCGCGGCAACTGATCCTGACGGCACGACCTATATCGAGATCGAGCGCCAGTCCGGTACCGGGCAGATCGTGCTGGGCGGCAATACCAAGATACTCGGCAACATCGTGACGCCCGGCACCATCACCGCGCGCGAGATCGAGGCGGCCGGTGTCACCAAGACAGTCGAAGCCACAAATCCGAACGCCGTAGCGCTGTCCCCCAGTACGAACGACATTGTCAGCCTACCGGTCGTGATGGCGCGCCCAGGCACGATCATAGTCATGGCGGCGTATCAGTTCGTCATCGCGTCGGGCGGGGCGTGGTCCGCGATTATCTCGGTCGGCGACACGGTGCTGCAAAGCGGCAGCAACGACGTCGATCGCTACGCTTCATTCATGCGCTCTTACGAAGCACCCGCACCCGGCACTTACGTCGTGCGAGCCAAAGCCGCGCGCACCGCCGGATCTGTATCCATCAACGCGGGCGGCTGCTCGCTTCTTGTCCTTCGCACCTATGTTTGAGGAGCTTCCCTATGTGGTATTCTAACGGCACCGTCTCTGTCACCAACGGCCAAAAGTTGGTCACCGGCGCGGGAACTGACTTCGTCAGCAATGTGCTGAACGGGCAGGGCTTCGTTGGCCCAGATGGAAAGCCGGTCGAAATCGAACAGGTCGTGTCGGCCACCCAGATTATGCTACGGACCGCCTACCTTGGGGCTTCGCAGTCCGGCGCGCCATATAGCATCATTCCCACGCAATCGCTGATGAAGGATCTGGCGGATGCAGCGGCGTCGCTGATCCAGTCTTTTGCTTCCGTTCGCGACGGCATCGGCGCGGGCCTGGTCGATGACGGCACGGCGGCGCTACCGGGCCTGCGGTTCGGCGCCGACCAGGACACTGGCTTCTACCGCGCAGGCAATAACAGCATCGGCTTTTCCACCGGCGGGGTCGAGCGTTGGCGCATCGATGCCACCGGTATCCTGACGGTCAGCCAGGGCGCCGCGTCCGATATCCGGTCCGTGCTGGCACGCGGCGTATCCGATCCCAACTTCGAGCTGATCACCCGTAATGGTGGCGCGGGATCGGCGGACGGCACCGAGCAGGCGCGTATAGGTCTTCGCTATTCTACAACGGACGCCTGGCTGTCGGGGTTGCGGTTCCTGCGCGGCGCGACCGCGGCTGATGGTGCGATGTGCCTGGATGCGGCTGGCACGGAAATGATGCGCCTGCTGTCCGCTGGCAACATCATGATGGGCGCGACAGCGACGGCTGCAAATTTTGACGGCAAGCTCAACATTGCCGGGCGGCTGCATGTTAAAACGTCTGGCGTCACCCAGATGCTATGGAACACGGACACCACCGGCGACAATGTGTGGGCGCGGTTCGGGTCCGAAGGCACCTTTACCCTGCGCGGGTCGATCCAGTTCAATCGGTCGGGCGGGATGGTGAGCTACAACACGACCTCCGACTATCGTTCGAAGGATGTGATCGGCCCGATTGAGGACAGCGGCGCGCTCATCGACGCCCTCAACCCGATCATCGGTAAGATGAAGGGTGCGACGATGGAGCGGCCCATGTTCATCGCCCATGAGGTGCAGGAAGTCGCACCCTATGCGGTCACCGGCCAGAAGGATGCCGAAGACGCCGACGGCTTCGCGATCATGCAGCAGATGGATGCCAGCGCGCTCATCCCTCTGCTGGTCGCGGAGATGAAGGCGCTGCGGCAGCGTGTGAGCGCGCACTCCGCAAATCTCGCGATGGTCGCTGCGGAACTGGACGAGGCAAGGGGGCGCATCGACGCACTGGGGGCTAGCTGATGTTGATCCAGTCTCTAAAATACCACTTTCCGGCGCGCTTGCCTGAGTGGCAAAACGCGGGATGGCTGACCTGCTGGGGTGTCTATGTGGCGCTTCATCCCCAAATGTTCAGCAATCCGGAGTCCGCCGCCCTGTTCTCTGGCTTGGCGGCGGTAACGGATTGGACGGGAGCGCCTCCTGCAAACGTATGGGGCCTGCTCGCCGTTATCGTCGGCCTGGTTCGCATGGCGGCTCTGTTCATCAACGGCGCCTACACTCGAACGCCAGCCATCAGGCTCGCCACCAGTGCCGTCAGCGCCTTCGTGCTTGCCAACATCGTCTACGGAATGGTGCGGAGCGGGCTGCCCAACACCGGCATCGTCACGTATTTCTGGCTGTTCCTAGCTGATGTTGCATCCGCCTACCGAGCCTCCAGCGACATCCCAGTTGCAGGTAAAAACCGCGATCACGCCCAGAGGAGCTTGCTGCAAAATGTTGGAAGGCGTTGACGGGGAAGGGATCGTTGCAATGATCTTGGGCGCAGGCGGCTTCATCGGTGCGGCAATCGCCGGGATCATGAAGGGCCGACAGAAGGCTGCCAGCGATGAACCGGATTCTGGCGTCCGGTTGGCGGGTGGCATCATCATGGACAACACATCGATGCTGATGCTCACCGAGAGCATCAAGGAAATGACCGAGGCGGTTTACCGCCTGCGCGACGACGTGCGCGAGAATTCGCACCAGGTCGAACGGTTGCGCGACAAGCTTTAACCACCGTAAAAATCGGAGATCATCATGGCCACCGGCAAGAAAGTTGCTGGCGGGGGCATAGCGGCTGCGCTTGTCCTTGCCGTACCCCTCATCGCGTCCTGGGAAGGGAAGCGAAACGACCCCTATATCGACATCGCTGGCATACCGACGGTTTGCTATGGCGAAACGCGCGTCGCCATGAAGCGATACAGCGATCAACAGTGCCGCGACATGCTTGAAAAAGCGGTGAAGGATTTTGCCGAGCCTGTGGCGCGCTGCACGCCCGCGATCGCCGATCGGCCTTATCAACTCGCTGCCGCAGCGTCTCTCGCCTACAATATCGGCATCACCGCGTATTGCGGGTCCACGGCCGACAAGCGGTTTGATCAGCGCAATTTCGCTGGTGGATGTGCTGGGCTGAAATTGTGGGACAAGGCCCGTGTCAGCGGCAAGCTTCAGACGGTGCGCGGCCTCGTCAACCGCCGGGCTGACGAATACCGAATGTGTATGACGGGCCTGACCTGATGAGCGCGCTATCAACGATACTGCGAGGGGCGGAGGATGGCGGCGTCCTCTTCTTCTGTCCCGGCTGCCGAGCAGTCCATGGCGTTAAGGTCGGCACCGGTGCTGAGCCGCGCTGGGGCTATAACGGCAATCCCGACGCTCCTACTTTCACACCCTCGGTTTTGGTGCAGACTGGCCGCGCGGTAGATCCCACGTTCAAATCTGAACCGGGCGACCCACCTGAAGTCTGCCATTCGTTTGTCACCGACGGCCGGATCCAGTTTCTTGGCGACAGCACCCACCAATTGGCCGGCCAGACGGTCGACCTTCCACCCTTCAGTTGGGGACATTAACAATGGGCTTGGGCAAAATCACCCGAACCGGCGGAAAGGTTGTTGCGGCGATCGAGCTGTCGCGGCTGGCTTGGTTAGCATTTTACAAGCTGTATAGGGCAGTTCGAAGAAAGGAAATCGCAGACGAAATTCCAGATGCTAATGAGAGGCTCAATGCCCTATTAGGTAAAGACAAACCGAAGTAACTAGATCCCGTCCCACTCTAGGTTTTGAGTAGTTGCAATAAAACCGCCTGCGGGATGGTAAAATGCTGACAGCGCCTGTTCAAGCTGCCTTATCATCCCAGCAATTCTCTCAGCTGTGGCACGAGAAATGTCGAGGCTAAAGTGACCGGCAGGATTTCCTCCTCTGGCAGGTCGTGAAATGGTTATCGTGGGCCCGACCCGCTGGAAGTTGAATTTACCTTCACCGCCATACATTGGAGTGGCGTGCTCGAGTGGCAATGCATGTGTGTCACGACCAGACAACTCGGGTTTTTTCTTATCGGGTTCTGCGTAAAGCTCACTGCCGTGGGCCGCCCAATCCCTCATTTGTGACAGGCCAGGGAAGCTCTGTTTGAAAGCCAACCGAAGAGATTCGACCGCCTCGATATCGATCCTGTCTCGTATCGGTCGTGCTTCCGATATTATTTGGCATGTACGATCGCCCACCCTGCATATGGTCGCTGCAAGCAATATGAAATTTTTTACCGCAAGTCTAACTCGGCTCTCCGGTTCCGCTCTTAAAGCTGTTAGTTTATTGATATCATCCCATCGTTTCATACGATCTTCAGGACTGTCTCTCATGCCGTCGCGAGCGCCGTTAAGCTCATTGGCAGCGCCGTCTACGTGCTGCAATCGAATCCAACTTTCGTTGAACTGGCTCAAGCTGATCATCAGATCGAAGTGGTCGGCGCCCATCAGGCCGAGGTTGGCTTCGATTTCATTTAGCGGATCTTTGCCCTCAGGTGGTAGTGAAGTGTGGGTCAGCAAGTGCATCTTCATACCAAATCGATCCCTGCAACAAAATTTCTGAACAGAACTGCAATAGATGATATTACGATACTGCACTCATTGACATAGACACGCCTTTAGATGCGGACAAGATCGATGTCGCCCCGTGTGCAACCCAACAAATATCTACGATTGACGCCAATTAGGCAGAAAGCTTACGGCCGATCCAATCTACATAATTCTGTGCGTACGGATGGACCGGGATGTCTTTGGCCCCGTGCATGATCCACTTCCATTCACTATGCTGATCTTCAGCCCTCACTTGCTCAACCTCACTGACCGTCAGCCTAATCCAGAAAGGTAGGTTGACATAGTGAGTTGAAACAGATGCGCTAAAGGCGCTGTCTTCGTAAAAATGGTCCCAAACGCCCATCAGCTGCGCCCGCTCAAACGCGATGTCGTGCAAGCCTAACTCGCCGGCCATCAAACGGGCAAAGGCGGCGGCCTGACCTTCTCCCTTCCGGATCCGGCCACCAGGCGTGAACCAAAAGCCTTGCGCCGGTGCGTTTACGCGCAGGCCTAATAGAATTCGGCCAGCCGTGTCAGTAACGCATAGATCCATAGAGATAAGCGGCAGGGCATCGACCGCGGCGGTGAAGACCTCAGTGCTGAGGATATTAGGCGCTACGCTCATGAACGGGTATGCTTCAAAGCCCAA